GTGCTTGGGTAGGCGCATTTGCCGGAAGAAGGCCTTGGATGGCCGCTTGATATTGCGGGGTTCCTGTTTTTAAGACAGCATTACCGACCATTTCATAACCCTGTGGAAGATATGGGCCGCCCCCTGCGCTTTCCCCTGTCGTCATCTCATACTGTGCCGCTGACGCATATCTAGGGTCCCCGCGAACAGCAGACCAATAATCGACTGTTTGCTGGGCAATGTCCGGCCCACGTTCAATACCTGCTTGCAAGCGGCGATCCAGTTCTTCTTGTGTAAATCCAGCCAGACGAGGAGGCTTCGTTTGGCTACGTCCGGTCACATAATCAAGATACAACTTGTCCCATTCAGGCGTTTGAGGAACGGTCCCTGTGCGGTAAGAGAACCCGTTGGGTCCTACATAATTTGCTACTTGATCTAAGAGATTTTTTGATAACTCTTCATTTGTGGAATACGGAGCAAGCGTTGGAAGCATTGCAGGCTGTTGATACGATTGGGTATTTTGGCCAACCATCGACTGATACATAGGCGTTGTCGCACCCGCACCCGCACCCGCACCAGAGATCATCCGGCTATACTCTGGCCGGAAGAACATAGCTTCTGGGCCAAAACCATACCGCTCATAATCTAGGATGTTTGGATTGGCGCGCATATCTTGGCCTGCGCCAAAACCTACGCCTCGGCCAAATGGCGAGACATAGGGTGTCCCCGCACCGCCACCGCCGCTACCGCCGAAAAGGCTTCCTAGAAGATCGCCCCCGACACCACCAATGGCTAGAAGTTGAGGTAGGGTTAAACCAGTGCCAAGAACGCCGTCCTTTTTAGGAGGAGTCCCTCCTGTTTGGGCTGCGTTAAGCGCGCCGGGGATTATTGCAGATATCGCGGTTCCAAAGCCCGGTATTGGTGGGGGGGTTATTGTTGGCAGTCTACCTGTTACAACAATAGTGTCATCGATGGGTGCGGGTTCCGACGGTAGAGGCTCTGGTAACACGCTCTTTGGTAAAAATTCTGTAGCTATAGGCTCAAACACGCCAGACAGCGCGCCACCGTAGCTTGGCACTGCCCTGTTTCCGATTACGTTGATAGGGTCAAGACCGGCGTACATATCGGCTGGTAGTTGGAACGCTTCTGGAAGTGGCTGTTGCGCAAATTTCTCGGCTGGTGTCTGGTAGCCACTTAGCGCACGCGAAGCCGCGTTGCCTGCTTGTGATAAAGCCGCTTGACCGAGCGCACCGCCTGCGCCTTGTAATGCTTTCGATAGGCCGGTGACGACAATATCACCTGTGGCCCGCTTCGCTGCCTCTTCGGCGGTCTTACCCGCGAGTGTACCTCCAATATCTCCCAGCACACCACCAAGTGCTTTATCAAGCCCAGTGCCGCTTACGATACCCGCAGATAGGCCACCTAACGCCGCGCCTTTAAGAATATCGTCACCCTTTAGCGCCGACCCCGCGCCGCCAAGTGCCGCGCCAAGGCCAATCTTGCCCGCAGTACTTGCAAGAAGCGAGCCAGCCGACGCGCCCGCAGTCAACGGGATTGCGGCTAGTGGCAGCAACGTACCCGCCACGTCGGCAATCTTGCCCAGCGTGCTCTTGTTGTACTTCTCGTTGGCTACGGTTATATACGAACCGGACGGGTCTGCGGTTTGAATGTCGTAGTTCGCCTTGCGGCCTAGTGTGTCGGTTAGGTTCTGACCCAATTCGGTCGCCTTGCGCGCTGCGTCAGCGCCTGCGCCCTCGAACACAACCTGATTGGTGCGGAGGTCAACAAGGCGAACTGGCTGATCAGGCGTTACTGCAAAAACATTGCCGCCCATTTTCCCCGTAGGGTTGCCTTTGTTAGATATTGGCGCGGTTATATACTCTATGTTTGGGTCTTGAATTACGCCACCCATCCGACCGCCGCCAAAGCCGCCTAGACCGCTTAGGTCCAAGCCAGCCAACATGCTTAGGTAATCCGGAGCAACGGCCTGTTGCGTCATTGGCATAACTGCCGCCTGACGGGGCGTGTCCATGATAGGCCCCGCGGCAGCCAAAATTCCCTGTAGTGCAGGATCATTAAAGTTATAGTTTACAGCCATTACACCATACCTTCTGGGGGGAGTTCCGGTTGCATAGGCATTTCAGGTTGCATCTGTGCTTGCTGAACCGCCTGCGCCATCTGCTGTGCTTGCGCCATCTGCGCCATCTGCGCGTCCTGTTGGGCCTGCATAGCGGCGCGCTGCATTTCGTCCTGTTGGCGTACCATCTCACGATCACGCTGGATCATGGCTTCAATGCTGGCCGTGTTAACAGGCGTGCCGTACTTGGCTTCAATCTCAGCAGCCTTAATCATCAGATCGGCGTCAAGTTTGTCGCGCTCACGGTCGTCCTTGCGCAGCATGTCTTCGCGCTGCAATTCAAGGTCGGCTGCTTTCTTCTGAATGTCAGCGCGGATTGACTCCATCTGAACCTGAGCCAGCATCTCTTCTGGTGTCGGCGGAGGTGGCGCAGGCGGAGGTGGAGGCGGCATCGTGGCCGGGTCATTGAAGAATATGGTCGGGTCTTTGTATCCGGCCAGTGCCATCATCTGTGACAGGGTATTGTAGTAATTCTGCATGCTAGCCAACGGCGCGCCCATCTGCATAAGCATCTCTTGCTTCTGCGCAACTTGGCCTAAGAACGCCATCTTCTCTTCATTGCTGCCAACGCCAATAGCGACGTTAACAATAACATCCATATTGGCGTCCCATGCACGCGGGTCAATCGGGACAAACTTATTGCGCAGACGCACCATGCGTGGTGCATCTTGGTTCTTGGCGATAAGCTGCATTGATTTACGGAACAGGTTCTTCATACCTGTCTCGGCAAAGATACGGCAGATCAGTTCGATATGCTGAGCGGCAGCCGAGATAGTGGCGGCAACCGCAGCGCGGGTCGAGGACTGAAGCGCATTTGCGTCCAAGCCAGCCGCAGCCTTTGAGATACCTGTACGGTTCTCGCGCAGTTCATCCATGTACTGCAACATCGGGAAGGCTTGCTGGCCGACAAACGGGATCGTGAACGGCTGCACCATGCCAGGTGCGCGCATACGAATGATGCCACCAACTTCGGTGTTCATCACGTCTTCGATGTTTACTTGGCCTTCAACAACGCCGGTACGCGGGTGGATTGACTGCGCCAAACTGTCTAGCGTGTTACGCAAGATGTTTGACTTGATAAGCTGAATGTCCATCGTCACGTCGGCCATAGACATACCAAAGAAGGTATGCGGCTCTGGGTCGGGGCAGAAGTCTACAAACGGAATAAAGTCGCAGGGTTCCCAATGCAGAACCTTGTTGGCTGAGCCAGCAACGCAGACGCGGCATAGTTCTGCAATCCCGTCGCCGTCCATGTCAACGTACACATAGCCCTCAATGTAGAGGACTTTACGCGAAGACGTATCGGTGCGGCCTGTGATATTGGTAAATGCTTGCGGGTTACGGTCAAATGCTTCTTCGTTACCGCCGAAGTCATCCTGCGTTTCGTATCCAAGGTCTTGAACCTCATCGAAATCGTAGCCCATCTTAACAAGATCGGATACCGTAACGTAACGGCGGTGGGCTACAAATTCGGCTGTCTCAATCGAGCGCGCACGGCGGTCAATCAGAAACTCTTCTGGCGGTACGGACTGAACGCACAGACGGCCCTTCTCAACTGTACGAACAACGGTGCAGTCATATGATGCAGGCGGTGGCGGGGGTGGTGGGAGTGGCATACCCATCGGGTCCACCATACCCATCATCTCCGGCGCGACCATTGGCGCTTCGCCGTAAGTAATCTCTACGTCCTTAACTTCGACGGTAGCATCGGACTGAAGGACGGAAAACGTAGCTTCATCTAGGCCGGTGAAGTAATGGGTCGTGACATCTTTGTCCGTATTCCACCAGACTTTCATGATCCCGTTCTTACGGATCAATGCGTCCTTGAATGTCGAATGGCATTCATTGAATAGATTGTTGTCGCGTGTCAGGCAGTAGTTCACATACTCCGTCGCCTGCGCGGCGTTCTCAACATCTTCAGGACCATTTGGCGCAAACTCGACAACGTTGTTCGCTGCGAAAAATACGCGCATGATCGACGGCATCATGGCCTGTACAGTATCCCGTACATCCATAGAGATTGCCTGCGACCGGCCTTCCTCTTCGTTGCCGAAAGGTTCGCCTTTATAATACTGGCCAGCAAGCGCACGCTGCGGCGAGATTATGTCGTCAATATATTCTTGCGCATCATCAATTTCGGCTTTGATGATATTGGAAAGTTCTTCTTCAGATACAGGTTCTTCTACCTGTTCATCTTCCATTTCAGGCTGTTCAATAGAAATTTCCGTACCGTCAGGAAGTTCCATCGAAGTTTCATC